AAGTCAATCTATCTCGACGGGATCAAGGAATACCTGGTTGGGACAATTAATATCACTGGCGGAACAGGTTTGATTGCAACCCTGTTAGAATTTCAGTAACCCGCCATGACAATCAAACTAAAAGTTGAAGGGTTTCGAGAGATTGAACGAGCGCTGCTTGCTCTGCCTAGCGGCACGGCTAAGGGCATTGCACGGCGCGCCATGCGGAAAGAGCTTCAGCCGATAGCCGATATGGCCAATTCGCTGTGGCCTGGCAAAAGTAGGGATGTATTCCGCATCACGTCACGATTGGACCGGCGGCAGCGACGCGACAGCCAACAGATTCGTGGCAACAGCGTGCTGAATTTGTTCGTCGGCGCTACCAGTGGCAAAGACGGGCACAACGAGGCGCACTTGCTGGAATTCGGCACCGGGCCTCGATTCACGCGAAACGGTGCGTTCCGTGGTGCCATCTCGCCGCGTCCGATGCTTCAGCCTGCGTGGGATGCTCACAAGGCTGGCTTGTTGCCGGGCCTTGGCAATCGGCTTTGGGAAGAGATCAGGAAGACAATCATCCGTCGCGAGAGGCGGGCGGGGCGGTAATGGAGGAAGCCCTTTTCGCCCTGCTGTCTGGCGCGGTGAGTTTTCCTATTGCATGGGGCACGCTGGGCAGCGGCACAACCCTGCCGCGCGCGTCCCTGTATAGAACGAGCGGCGTTCGGGATATGCATTTGCAGGGGCTTGGGTTGATGGAGTCTCGCGTGCAAATTGACTGCTATGGCGAAACATTTGCAGAGGCCATTGCAGCCAGTCGCGATATTCGTTCTGTGCTGGAGGGGCATATTGGGGAGCCTATTCTTGGCGCTTTCCTCGATAGTGTCCGCGATCAATTCGACGATGACGCGCAATTACTGCACCGCGTATCGCTCACTTTCTCGATCACTCATCGGGATTAACCCGCCGGCTCGCCGGCATTCCCTAGTAACGATAGGAGGGTTGCGTCATGGCGACCAAGCAACGCATTGTTTACGGTGCCAAGGTTGAATGGTCTTCTGATGGGGGCACGATCTATACGGTCATCCCAGAAGTAAAGGGGCTGGCAGTACCTGAAATTCAGGTAGAATACCCGGACGCTACAAATCTGGACAGCCCAGGCGGTTTCCGCGAATTTGTGGCTGGTCTTAAAGACGCTGGCGAAATCAGTATTCCCGCAGGCTATACCTCTGGCGCTTACAATACAGCGGTTGGCTTCCAAGCAAACGCGACACTGATCTTTTTCAAGACTACGCTACCGAAAGAAACTGGCCAGGCAACGACTGGTGACGTGTTCGTGTTTTCGGGCTTCGTCTCTCCACGGCTGGAAACAAACGCGGTGGGTGAAATTATTTCGATGTCGTTGAACATCCGCACCAGTGGCAATGTCACGTTCACTCAAGGGGCATAACGCATGATCAGCGGCGTGACCATTGATGTAAATGGCAGGTCTGAGACCTTCCGAATGACGACTAGGGCCATGATGGAACTGGAAGATCATTTTGGGCAGGGACTGATTGAAATTGTACAATCGCTGCAAACAGGGCTACGGATTGGTGCTTTGGTCCGTATACTGGCGGAATGTGCGAACAACGGCGCGGGTGTGGAGATCGCGCGGGCCGTTGAAATCGCAGATGAAATCGGTCTGTCGCGCGTGGGTGAACTACTCGGAGACGTGGCACAGGCGGCGTTTCCGGAGGCGCCAGCGGAAAAAAACCCAAAGAGGGCGTCCCGGTCAAAATAGATTGGGACGCCCTCTTTCGTAATTGGTGCGTGGCTGGGCAGAACCCTGTCCAGTTTCACCAATTCTCATTGCGTGAGGTCGGCATCATTACAGAAGCGGCAGTGTTGCGTGATGCTCGTTTGGCTTGGCAGGCGGCGCAATACATGCGATTTGCCTACCATAAGCCGAATGATATGCCCGAAGAACCTGGCTTGCCCAAGGCCGCGCCAAATCAACAATCAGAAGCCGATAATGCCTATGTTCGGGCCTGGATGAGGGCAATGCACGATCGGTCGAGGATGCAGTAATGGCCGTTGAAATTGGCGCCCTCCGCGCGCTGTTGAGTCTCGATAGCGCAGCGTTTGAAAAAGGCGCCAAGCGCGCGCAATCGTCTATGGATGGGTTGCAGCGATCGCTAGCCAAAACTGGCCAGCGGTTGCAGTCGATTGGGAAAACGATCACAGCCGGGCTCACTCTGCCTCTGGTCGCTGCTACGGGGTTGCTTGTTCGGTCCAGCTTGTCGGCGATTGACGCACAAGCCAAATTTGCGCAATCGCTTGGAACCACAGTCGCATCGTTGCAGGTATTGGCGCGTGCGTCGGAAACGGCGGGCATCTCGCAGGAGGAACTGGACGGTTCCCTCAGGCGGATGACCCAACGGCTTTCACAAGCGGAAGCTGGCGCCGGCCCGGCAGTCAAGGCATTGAAACGGCTTGGGCTCGCCACGAGTGACTTTGCCAATATCGACGCCGCTGAGCGGGTGAAATTGATCCAGCAGCGGCTTGCGGACCTAATCCCTGAGGCGCAACGGGCGGGTGTCGCGTCGGAGATTTTCGGGGACAAAACAGGCCTGGCGCTGTTGCGGCTGGACGCTTCCCAAATCGACGCCGCACGGGCCGAGTTGGAGCGTTTCGGCGTTACCGTCTCCGAGCTTGGCGCGGATCAAATTGAAGAAGCCAACGACGCAATGTCATCGCTGAGCCTCGTTGCCAAAGGGCTCGGCAATACGCTGGCGGTAGCGCTTGCCCCAACACTAACTGCTATTTCTCGCGCTTTGGGAGATGTCGCAGCATGGTTCAATCGTCTTTCTCCACTCATGAAGCAGACCATCGGAATCGCCGTTGCAGTCGCGGCAGCCATTGGACCTATAACATTTGCACTTGGCCTGATGTCATCTGGAATGGCCGTCGCCATTGGCGCCGCCAATGGATTGATTGTCGCGTTGTTTTCTCTGCGGGGTGCATTAATCGCGACTGGATTCGGTGCGATCATTGTTGCTGCCGGCGTTTTGGCCAACGAGATATTCAAACTGGTTGAGGCGGCCGGATCTTTCGGCGCGGCCTTGGATGCGCTTGGCCGCGTCGCTGCTGGTGTTTGGGACGGTATTGCCACGTCAGCAGAAGCGTTGCCACTGGCGCTCGGCGCGACGTGGCAGGAAATTCGCAGCAGTTTCCTTGGGTTGCTCGCATCCTTGCAGGCATTGTGGAGCAAATTTCTGCTTGATCTGGCCGAGAAGGCGCGATCGTTCGGTCTGGACGAAAAATCCAACACGCTGTTTAATGCCGGCAGCAGAGCCAGCATGGGCGTTTCAGCGTTCAAAAATGAAGCCCTGCTTGCGGCGGCGGTAGCAGAACAATTGCGTCAGAGCGCGTCCGATCTGGCAACACTTGGGTTTGACAAAGCGGCTCAAGCGCTGGTCCGATTGAATGCCGTCACGGCAAAGGCCGTCGCACGCCCAACAATAAAACTTCCTACAATAATTGGCGGCGAGGTTGATGATACGGTAGGCGGAAAGATAAAGCCCGGAAAGCCGGACAAAAGCATCAAAATTGACGAATTAGAAAAACTCAACGATAGACTGAAAGAAACCGATAGTTTAACGCAGGGGGTGGAACGATCCTTCGAGTCGGCCTTTACTGGCTTCGTTACTGGCACCGATTCGGCAAAAGGCGCACTGCGAGGGCTGCTGAATAGCCTGGCGCAAGTCGCGGCGAGTGAAGTATTCCGTGGAGTGGCCGGGGGCGGGCTGTTTTCGTCGATCCTTGGGATCGGGGGCGGGCTGTTTTCGTCGATCCTTGGGATTGGGGATAGCCTGCTCGGTGGCCTATTCGGCGGGGCTGGCGGTGCGAGGGGCTCTGGACCGCTTGGGTTCTTTGGATTCGCGGGTGGTGGATTCACCGGCAATGGGCCACGTTCCGGCGGCGTGGACGGGCGCGGCGGGTTCCCTGCGATCCTACATCCCAACGAGACTGTGATTGATCATGAATCGGGCGGCATTGGCAGCAACCGTGAGGTTCAGGTCACGATATTTGTTGAGCCGTCTGGCGAATTCGATACTCGCGTAGAGCGGACCAGTCGAGGTGTTGCGACAAGGGTTGTTGATCAGCGAACGCCCGGTATCGTTAGCGGTGCATTCGATCGAGCCAGAGAGGAAAGGTCGTTCGGATGAGCATCAAAGTTTACGCCTTCCCCCCCGTGTTTGCCGTCGCCTCGGAGTGGACGGTCGATCAACCCGTGCAGCGGTCGCGGTCACTAGTCACTGGCGCGGACTATATTTCCGCAATGGGACGGCGGCGCCGTTTGGCGACTGTCGTTGTGAGCGCCCTGTCTGGCGACCGTTCAGGCGCGGGCTATTCCGAGGTGCTGAAACGGCTGTTGGACGGTGGCGTGCACGCGGTGCGCCTATCCAGCCGACCAGTCAACTGGCACCTAGACAGCAATCGCCTGGAAGGGCTGCGCGGGCTGCAGCTAATCGAGTGGACTAGCGGCGGCGGTTCGTTCACCTGGACCAATGGCGGCGCGCCGTTTGTCTGGGCGACTGGCACGCTGATTACGGTTT